ACTGTAGGAATTGCCCTTCACGATACCACCTTCGGCATAGCCCGTGAGAGAATGCACCGTGCTAATGGTCGTAGCGAGTGCCGCAGTACCGGCAGCAACGTAAGCCAACCAAGCCCACGGCCCCATCGTACCAGCCTGGGCTGATGCCTCTGCAAAACCCATTGTGATGGTTGCAATAGCGGAGATAACCTGGCCTGCTGCCTTCGCTGCTGGGTCTTCGATAGAAGCGAGGGCTGCGCCGAAATTGTTTGCTGCCTGAGCTGCCATATCCTGAGCCATCTGTAACTGTTTTTGACGCTCAGTTATCTCCCTCAACTTTTCCTTATATGGATCGAAGTTCTTAGTCCACTTCGTTATATCGTTCATGGAGTCGCCAATGTCTCCAATACTTTCAGTGACGACATCTTTATAATTTTTCCAAGCATCAGCCGATGCGTCCATCTGCGATTGGTCAAACAGACTTTTCAAAGACGGCATCTTGTCCTCAGCCTTCAAGGCATCAGCACCAAGAATCGCTTTGTCTGCGTAATTATCCCATCTTACATTCTTTGGCATTGATGGCCCGGTGCTGCCGCCCTTACCACTCTTTTCGCCACCTGTAATAGCGGAAGATATGGCTGCGACAGGATTCAGGATGTCTTTTGCGCCAGCCTTGTAGTCAGCCAAAAGCTGCTTGGCCGCACCTATCTGAGCCTTGATGTCGTTTACGTTACTTGTGCCGAAAGACTTCTCACGCTCCACAAGACTCTGCCGTAACCCTTCATCCCTGGTGTTTACCCAACTGCCACGATCCTTGAAGTAGTTCTCACGGCTATTGATATACTTCCAAATTTCAGCCTGCTGCTGCTGATAGATGCTCTGACGGTTGCCCTCGCTGGCGTTGCGGAGGTTGCCGAGCATGCGGTCAAGTTTGGTGTTACTGCCAGTGCCGTTGATGTCATTCAGGGCGTTCTTCAGACGGCCTGCCTCAGTCAGTTGATTAATGAGCGTTGCCAACGGCCCGCCAATGATGTCAAGGATGCCTATCTTCATCGAAGTCCACAACTGACTGCTGGCTTCTTCGACGGGGGCGAACTTGCGACCCAGTTCCTCCATTTTGTTTTGTAGGCTGACATTCGCCTGTGCTGCACGGTCGGCGGCTGTCTCGACATACTCACCAGCCTTGGCCATCTGCTCGCGGATAATCTCGCCAACGGCCTTGGTCATGTCGCCCGTTTCCTTCATCTTTTCCTTGACCTCGTTTGCAGACAATCCGAGGTTGTCAAGGATCATCAGCGACTTACGGCCAAGACCTGTTACAATGGAGTCCACCATGTAGTCCACGCTCTGGCCGGTGTCCTTTGCCTTCTGCTGTGCAAACGCGAGCATGGTACCAAGCTCTTCCACAGGCAGCTTGAAGTCGTTGAACTTCACAGCGGCCTTCATCAGTTCAAGGTCTGTCACGGTTCCGTGCGTAGCCTGGCGCAATCCGTCGAGGATGTCACCACGACCGAGACGTTCGAAGGCGATACGGATGCCCTCACCCTGCTTGGCGAGTTCCACGCCCTGCTTCACGGCATCGCCCAATTCGGTTGCAAATCCTACCGCCATGCCTGCGGCCTTTGTCATAAGGTTACCACCGAATACTTGAAGCATGCCGCTAATTTTGTCACTGCTAAACAGACCGCCGCCACCGCCGCCAGCGGGAGATGAAACACCACTCAGCGAACGATTCATCTCCTGAATTTCATTATTCACGGCTTGGTACTTCTGCTTCATCTGGTCGATGGCTTGCAGATAGTCCTGACCGATAGCCTTCTTCTGAGCGTCCGTCATGCGGTTATATTGCATCGTCAACTGCTCGATGGTACCCTTATAGTCGTTCATCTGCCCCTTGGCGGTCTTCGCCGTGGAGTCCATCTGCCCCATCATGCGGACAAACTGCTGCATCTTCTGACTCTCCTTGTCGAGTGCCTGCTGAAGACCGCCGTTCGCCTGGGTGAAGTTGTCGAGTGCCGACTTCGCCTTTTTCAGACCGGCATTCCATTGGCCAGTGCCTACCGCCAGTTCAAGAACTGATTTTGCCATATCTTATTCTTCTTTAAATTGCGTTTCAATCCATTTCTCTACATGCCCTGCGAGTGTCTGCCCCAGCTGCTGTGCGGCCTGTTCCATATCACTGCTCATATTGTGGAAGAACGAGCGCGGTGCGATGTTGCCACGAGCACCCCATGAAGCTATAGAACCGCGACCTGTAGGGCCGTATGATTTCGCCGTGCGCACATCCGTACCACCTTCAAGGAATCTGAGGATAAAGCCACGGTCGGGGCCGAAGTATTCATTGATTTGCTTTGTACGATCGCTGACATAACGGGGCTTTATCTTTCCAGGCTCATACAGACGTTTGCGATTGCTGATACGCCCACGCGGACTGGCAATATTGATATTACCTACATACTCGTCTTTGTACATTCGGCGAAGCACGGCAGACGATGCGCTTCCAGCACCAACGCCACGGGCTTTCTGCACGGCACGGGCACGCATAATACCAAGCACCTTGCCAAGTTCCACGCGCACCAATTCAGAGAACCACCCGTCGAACTCCTGCATCGACATATTTCCGCCTTTGACCATTGCGACATTCTGAGTCACGCGGTCTTGGAGTTGTAGCTTACGAAGCACACTATCGACAGCCTTTTCGAGGTTTTTCAACCCCGAAAAGTCTGCCATCAAACCGTCGATACGGTTATTTGTGACATTAAGTCCTCTTACGCTTGTATATATTTCTGCCATACACCTATCGGGCGCAATCATGTTTCAGGTTTACCGATAGGCATAAAAAAAAGAGCGGCCTTGCGGTCGCTCAGAATTACCCTTCCAGTTCTCCGCTCGGTGTACCGCCGCCACCTGCGGGCTGGTCGCCACCGTTATCGTCACCAGTGCCGTCACCATTGACGCGCTCGACGTAGGCTTTCTCCACGATGCCCTTGCGCTGGATCGATGGCTTCGCATCCTGAAGCATCTGCGTGAAGGTGCGCTGCACCTCGGCATAGGTACGGACAGTGACACCCACCTTGTCGGCAATCTCTCCGGCACGCTCCACCATCTGCTCTTCTGTCAGCGTCGGCTCGTTCAACAGCTCACGGGCCTTTGTGAGATTAATCGACTGACACTTCAGATGGATGTCTGGATAGAGACGCAGCACCACGTCCTGATTGTTCAGGAACGGGATGGCGAAACCCTCTGCCATCAGTCGGACAGACACCTCGGCAAAGTGCGAAAGCACCTCCTTGATGACTGATTTCGGGATGAGTTCGTTGGCGTGGTGCAATTCCTCTGCGAGGAAGTCCACGCTGATGGTCTTCACTACTTCGTTGGCGGTGATGGTCTTGCCCGTCACGCCGAAGGCTTCGTTGCCGTTGTTGATCTGCAAATTGTACTCAATCATATTCGTTTGAATTTAGGGGTTAATAATCATCGATTCTCATACCGTTGGCACTACGGTATGTCATACCGTGAGCCTCACGCTTCCTCATACCGTGCGAAATCGCGGCAGGGGTTTACCTGGCTAAAAACCTAAATGATGTTAAAGGATTCTTTCTTTCATTTTCTTTTGCTTACCTTTGCCGTCGAATCATTGTTCAACTAAATAAAATACTACGAAAATGAAAGCATTAGCAATTTATGAGCAGCCGCATGCCGAATGGCTTGGCGAATGCTATGTGGCGATTACGCCAGAGTCGATGAAGGAAATGGTGATGCGTATCAACGACAATGCTGATGCTGTGCCTGACCCAGACAATCCTGAAGTGTTCCACATGGAAGAAATCAAGCACCAGACACCGCAGGGCGTGACGTTCGCTGACCCTTCGCAACATGAACTCAGCGACTACGACGCTATGCGCCTGGCCACGCAACCGTGGATGCTTTTCCAATGGCTCGATGTCGGTATGGCGGCATTCATCCCTTATAAGAAGTGCCAGCTCTATCTCGGCGACCGCATCCGCACCTACGACATCGAAGACATCTGCATCGATGCACCGAAGGTGGCCGTCGATGGAGTCGAAGAAGGCACAGAGTGCTTCGTCGTGCATCTCAGGTATTGGTAATTTTTAACCCCTTAAAATAATTAATTATGAAAAGACTTTTCTATTTCAACGCCTCTGACCGCGCGGTCGTGGCAACACTTGTGACCGTTATCGCCATTGCTGTGATGGTATTGTTTTTCACCTCCTGCTCCACCGAAGAGCCGACTCTGCCGGAATCGGAGCCAGCAGAAACGAACATCTACGTCAAGGCCGACACCGCCTATCTGAAAGAAGTGACCATCACCTTTCAATGCCGTGGATTCGACATATCGTCACAGCCATTCGAAGGCACCAGAGCGGAATTGAAAGCAGACGGGAAGGCGATGACGGATTTATGGGTGCTGGATTACATGGACGGCTCACTGGCTCAGTCTGTCATTCATCAGACATCGGATCAGGAAGACTTCGGCACGCCGACACTCAATCTGTCCGTCGGCAGTCATCACGTCTATTTCATCGCCTCGCGTGGCAAGACTCCGACACTCAATACCGGTGCCGGAACCATCACCTTCGGAACCGTCAGCGATACCTTCTATAAAGACCTGCTGCTCGATGTCACCGCCAGCAGCAACGGTTCGCGCTCAGTCACCTTGGAACGCTGCGTCACAAAGTTCACCGCCGTCATCACTGATGCCATCCCTGAAGATGCTGCCACGTTCAATATCACACCGGCGCAATGGTATTACGGATGGGATTATGTTGCCGGCACTCCTACCGCTGCCACGGATTCGCAGACGATCACCATCAACATACCATCGTCTGAGATTGGAGCGACCAATGAGCGGCTGAGTATATTTGGTTTCTCTGCTGCTACTGAATGGATGACCGACATCGCCATCAACTGCAAGAAAGGTGACGAAACCATTCTCGGCACGGCCACCATCACGGATGTCCCGCTGAAACAGAACCGTATCACCACCTTCTCCGGGCCGCTCTTCTCAGCCAACGGTCTGACCTCCGTCAGCCTATCCTCGGACTGGCTCGATGAACATACTGGAACATGGTAAGAAACTTGCACCCCTTTCAGTCCCCAAAATTACAAAAATTGCAAGAAAAATCGGCTGATTGTTATACCTTTTTAATAACAATCAGCCGATATTAAAGACTTTTAAGAGAATTATTCTTGCGAATTATTGTCGTTCTTGGGGAAATACTCCTCGTATGGTGTCCAGTCGATAGAGTCCTTGCGTGCCCATCCTTCGTTAAGACATTGGTTGATATACGCAACCCCACCGACATAGAAGCGGTTGAGTTCTTCGAATGTCTCGAATGTGTGATAGATGGGCTGCTTGTCGGCGGTCTCGTTGAGTTTGAACTTCACGGGAACGATCTGCAAGCGATGAGCCTCTGAGAAGTTTGTCTGACTCTCCTTTGACAACCATACGATGATAGATGTGTCGGCACCGTCTGGTGTAAACTCATAGCCGTCAAGAATCTTCTCGTCTGTCTGAGCATCGATGTCGGTGATGATGGCATCTTTCACCATCTGGAACGTCAGTTGTGCGTTCTGCTTCTTTGGCAGATAGATTTCATACCACTCATAGAGTTCGCCGCTCGCCTTGGTCAGGCCGTAGCAGATGGTGATGCGGGTGCCTTCGTCGCGTATCGGAGCAAAGTCGGCCAGGAGTCCTGTTGTTTTCTGTTTCATATCTCTTTATTTTTTACTATAACACTTCTACATACCGCCCGTTACGCCGCCAGGGGTTTACTCAGTCCGATGGATTGTGCCATACGATAGCTGGCCGTGTGGCTCAGAATGCCAAGATATGAATCAATGGTGCGCTGTGCTTTTACTTCGTCTTGCAAGTCAAGTTGTTGCAATTTTAAGGTTATACGCTCAAAGGTACTTCGGCTCACATAGTCGCGGTAGGGCTTCAGGAATGCACCAAGAAACTCCACACCTTGATGCACCTCGCGGATATGAAGTTTACCCATGTGGAGTTGCAAGCCCAGTTCGTCGGCAAGGAACTCTCGCTCTCTCGGCACCTGACTGATGAGCCACTCGCGGTCGGGGTCTATCTGCGTGGAGTCATCGACATATCGGCCATAATGACGGCAAAGGATGTCGCGCTTGACGAATTGGTCGAATGGATTCAGATAGACGTTACTGAATAGTTGAGATGTGAGGTTGCCGATGGGTAGTGCCAGACCTGGTGCTGCAAAACGCATACATTTAGCGTGGTCTATGTCATCCCAGTCGCTCAAGTCGCCAACTATCTGGCAGTTGGCCATAGGGTCAAGCATGACAATCTGCTCGGTCAGCCAAAGGATGAAGTCGAAGTCGCGGATGTCGGCCCACGTCGTTGCAGGTGTCAGCAGTACGCCGCTTGGTATGCCCTCTATGTCTTCACTCAGTCCTACGCGGTGAGTGCTCATCTTGCGCAGGCTGTCAGTGGCTATCCGTAGCAGTTTCTCACGGTTGATGTGCATGAAGTATCCGCGAATATCGAGTGACATGGCATAGGCTTTCTCCTGCCAGTTATGCGATGCCTCGCTGATATGATGCCTCAGTCGGCTGATGCCATAGTGGGTGCCGCGGCCCTTGATACAACTATATGAGTCGGCAATGAAGGTGCGCTCAAATAGCTGGTGGGTATAGCGGAAGTAGAGATGATGCACGATGCGGTCGCGGAACATGGCAGCGAACACCTCGCGCTTCTTGGGATAGGTGACTACGAAAGCACTTAGAGGGTTGCGCCTCGTATCGCCTTGTCAATAGATCATCACACAACTCATTCAAATTCTCTGCCAGATTCGCCTCGAATTTCTGCACGTAGGCCATCTTGTGCTTGTGGCGGGCTGCGTCATAGAAGGACACATAGAGGTCGTAAAGGAGTTGTTGTCGGGTCAGTGTATAACCTTTGGGTGATGGTTCTGTCATAGTTAAGAAAAAGAGTGTGGCTTTCATCATGTCGCCTGTTGGGAGAATCGAAGCCGTCAGTAGATGAGTGCTGCACTGCCCTGCGAGCGAAGCCGTTGAACCGATTGTTGTTGTTCTGCGGGTTGACTCCGCCACTGTTGAAGTTCAGGTTCCTGCCGTTCGTCTGCGAGTTGAGACTGCGAGACCAGTAGTTGCCGTTCGAACCACGGTTGTTCCACGACTGGCCGTTGCCGTTGCCTGAGCAGGGGAAGAAATCCAGGGCGTGCTTTGGAGTCGGTCGCCACCTTAGTACGACTGGTGCTGCGGAATCTATGAGGCGGAAGCCGCTGCATGTCTTTGTTTTTTCACGCCTCCTACGGAGGTATGACGGGCAACCTATGAACTAATCTTTACCCTGCGCCTCTGGTGGCAACACTGCCACACTCTATTGTTTTTTTAAATGGTTTATAAAATGTTTAATATCTGTTGTTGAAGGCTGGCGATGAACTGACGGTTGTCATTGTCGGTGTGCATCTCCAGTCTGTATGCCATAATCTGTGAGAGGATGCCGCCGCCCGTTGGCTGTTGCGTTGTAGCAATGGTCGATGTGGTGGCGGGTAGAGCATTGGCAGGTTTGGGCTTCGGTGGTCGCTTATTGCCGTTCTCGTCGATGGTGTCTTCCTTCGTCGATAGCGGTATGCCAGCTTTCCATTTGGTGAATGCCTCGTGCAGACGCTCGTAGGTCACTTCTGAACCGTCATGCGGCGTGGGCAGTTCAATGGTGATTACGATATGCTTGTCCTCGACAGATTCGAAGTTGAGTCGTGTCGGGATGAACTTTTCTACAGACTTAATCGGAAAGCCTACGAAGCAGAATTCCTCGCCTGTGGTGGCAAGTGCCTTCTTGCTTTCCTTCAGCGGCTTGCGGTCTCGCGTCTCCTTGCGTACCTTATCGTTGTAGGTGATGGCAACGATGAGCCATGCCGACCATTCGTAGGCGCGATAGAAATCGCCCATCTGGAAGATATGTATTTTGTTCCACTCCGTCGGAGCTTATCGGTTGCGCTCTGTCTGTAGTACGTCTGCTATTTTAGCCATTTGCTTCTTCTTTTCTTGTTGCCGCTTCCCTGTTCTTGTCGCTTTTGCAGGCTGTCGCCTGCTGGAGCGACAAGAACATGACGGGAAGGGTAAAGATTAGTTACTGCACCGCCCTGCGAGCGAAGCCGATGAACCGAGAGTTGTAGTTCTGCGGGGTGACTCCGCCACTGCTGAAGCTCAGGCCCCTGCCGTTCGTCTGCGAGTAGAGACTGCGAGACCAGCAGCCGCCGCCCGAACCACGGTTGTCCCACGACTGGCCGTAGCCGTAGCCTGAGCAGGGGAAGAAAAGCAGTTTTCCGTTGATCTTCGACTTCAAGTAGATACCTGTGATGCTGTTGACGGTTACCAGCTTGTTGGCCTGCGATGCGTCGATGACGGTTTCACCGTCGGCTTGCACATAGTCGATGTTGGCGAACAACTCGGCAAAGTCCTCCGTCGATGGGTCACGCCACGGTGCGCCGAGGATGGCACGGGCTGCGTCATAACTCAGTCCAGCATTGGCAGTGAGTGCGGCACCTGGAGTCTGAGCGTAAGGCCCGTCATTGCCGGTTCCCCAGTCGTAACTGAAGGCAGAGTCGCTAATGGGGTTGTGTCCCTCAGTGTTGCCCCATGAGAAGAACGTGCCCTCATACTTGAATGGTGATGGCTTGCCGTCCACCTCAGCAAATCCACTCTGTGTGGTCATGTCGATATTGGCAATAGCCCACAGCAGTCCGCTGGGCAGTCCCATATCGACAAAGAGGTCACTCTGGCTCGATGGGCGTTCAAGACCTTCAATGCAGATGATATTCCAGTTCGTGCCGTCGAAGATAACAGTGATGGTACACCCAGCTTTTACGAGTCCACCTTGCAGGGCGGCACCATCAATAAACAGAGGCTTTGCTCCTGTGGATGAAATATTCAATGTAGCCCCGTCTACATTTATAGACTTCGTGAAGCGGATGCTCACGGGCATATTCTTCAGCAGCAGGAAGTTGTCAATGGTAGCCGTCTTTGCAACCGTAGTCGCATCGGTAGAGCATACACCATAGCCGAGACCAATCTGCGCACCATCGGTGATGGCATTCTGCTTGTCGTTCCAAGTCTGTCGCTCGGCAGAGGTGATATGCACGGTAGTGTTGGCGAGGTGTGAGTCATACGATGCCACCTTCTCGCTGGTGATGCCAGAACTGATGGCGGCGAGCTGGGCAGAAGTGAAGTGTGTATTGTTCAGACGATACTCGAACACCCATGCCGTGCCGTTGTACTTGTAACGGTCGTAGTCATTGTCTCCGTCGGAGTCTGTCACCTGCACCCACGCATAGTCATTGTGGTGGTTGCCGGTGGTAGCTTCGAGGTCTGCTACACTGTTGAATGTACCACGGAAAGAGCCTGCATATTCCTGTACCTGCGCGGCCACGTATGCCTTGTCTGCCAACTGGTTGCTCGATGATGCCTCTGTCGGAATCTTGGCGGTGATAGCACCAATCAGCGTGTCGATCTCGGTCTTGTTGTAGTATGAGCCGAGGGCTGTCTGGATGGATGTGACTACCAATGTCTGAGCCTGTGCGCTGGTCATGTACGAAGCGAGGGCAGCGGTGATGGCCGCGTCGGTCTGCGACTTCGTGTAGTAGTTGTCGAGGTTGATCTCGGCAGAGCCTATCTTCTCCCACGAATAGGTGGTCACCTGCTGCTCGTTGGTCGAGCTGATGGTGATATATTCGTCTTTGGTGTTCTGCGTACCGGGGTCGGCACCAGGAACCAAATAGATGATACCCATCGTATCAGCCGAAGCCGTCGGGAGCGTCTGCACACTCTGATAGCGGAACTGCGAGATGCCGGCGATGAGCGCGTTCACCTCGGCCTTGGTGAAGGTCTCGCTCTTCAGGTAATAGTTGGCGAGGTTGTTCACGCTGGCGGTGATGAAGTTCGCAATCAGCGCGTCAATTTCCGTCTTCGTGTAATAGTCGGCGATAGCGAGGGCGATAGCCGCATTGATGGCAGATGTCATCTGCGTGGTCGTCGAGTAGTCAGCCAGTGCGGAATTGATAGCAGTGTTGATGGCCGTGGTCATGCCGCTGGTGGTGGTATAATCGAGCAGAGCCGTAGTAATGGCACTGTTGATCTCCGTCGAGGTCATCGTCTGCGCCTTCGTGTAATAGTCAGCGAGGGCTGTGGCGATAGCCGACGAGATGGCGGCGTTCATCTGCTGGGTGGTCGAATAGCCACTCAGGTCAACGGTCGTGGTACCAATCTGCTCCCAACTGTACGTTGTAGTGCCTTGGTCGGTGACGCTGACGGTGATAAACTCATCTTTCACATTCTGCTGCTGCGGGTTCGTAGATGGCACGAGATAGATTTTGTTCATCGTCTCGGCTGATGCCGTCGGTAACTCTGCCACGCTCACGTAGGTAAACTGCTGCACAGCCGCAATGAGCTGATTAACCTCTGCCTTGGTGAAGGTCTCGCTCTTCAGATAATAGTTCGTCAAGTCGTTGACGCTCTTCGTGATGAAGTTGGCGATGGCAGCGTCCACCTCGCTCTTGGTGTAATACGAAGCGATGGTGGTCGAGATTAATTGCTGCACCTCGGTCTGCGAGTATGTCTGTGCCTTGGTGTAGTAGGCGGTGAGGGCTGCGGCAATGGCCGATGTGATGCCGGTGAAGATACCGTCGGATGTGACGGGATTCGACGAGCCTTCCGTAGGAGCCTGGTCGAAGGTCAGCGTATTCTGCTTGCCATTCAGCAGAACCGTGAGCTGTGCGAGTGTCGGCAGGTCGGAGAGTTTCGATACCAGTCCGCTGGTGATGCCTGAGTTGATAGCGTCCCACTGAGCGGCGGTGAAGCCAGAGTTGTTCAATTCATACTCGAAGGCCCACGCGCTACCATTATATTTATAACGCTCCACCTTTGCGATGGTCGTCGGCGCATCGTTGGCCACGGGAATCTGCACGTAGGCATAGTCGTTGTTGTCAGCACCGCTGATGACCGTACTGAGTTCGGTGGCGATCTCGGAGCGGGTGGCGGTGATGGTCAGATGCAAATCTGTCACGAGGTTGTAGGCTCCCTTAAACTCTGCCGTGGCGGTAGAGATACCATCATCCACATACTTCTTGTCAGCCAACTGATTCTGTGGCGATGCTGCCACAGGAATCTTGCCCTCAATGGTGGTCACGCGATTGCCCAGGGCGGTGTCGGCAGCGGCACGGGTCTCGGCCTCTTGCTGGAGAGCGGCGGGCTGTACGGCAGTAGCACCGGCAGCGGCACCCTCACGAATAATCTGAAGGTCAACGATAACGGCCTGCTTACCAGCAAGGAGCGTGGCCAGTTCGGCATTTGTCGGCAGGGCTGACAACTTGGTAACGAGTCCGCTGGTGATGCCAGAGTTCAGAGCGTCCCATTGAGCCTGCGTGAAGCCGCTATTGTTCAGGGCATACTCAAAGAGCCACTGCGAACCGTTATACTTGTATCGTTCCACAGATGCGATGACCGTAGGCGTTGCGTTGTCCACGGGAATCTGCACGAAACAGTAGTCGTTGTTGTCTGCCGACTGAATGACATTCGGCAGGGCTGCGGCTATCTGAAGACGGGTTGCCGAGGTGGTCAGATGGAGGTCACTCACCGAGTTGAAGGCACCCTTATATTCAGCCGTCGCTGTCTGGATAGACGAGTTCACAAACTGCTTGTCGGCAAGTTGGTTGCTCGATGATGCCTCCGTCGGAATCTTTTCTTCAATCGCGTAGATGTCGTCGGCGTTCTGCTTCTCAGCGGCCTTGGCGCGGACCTCTTCCGCGTCGATATTGCCCTGGAGCGTCGTGTCGGCCTGACTGCGTGTCAGGGCTTCAGCGTCGATGTTCTGCTGAAGCTGAGTGTCGGCGTTGCCGCGTGCCTGTGCTTCGGTGTTAATGTTCTGCTGTAACGTCTGCTCGGCTTCTGTTGCACGTTGAGTCTCTGCGGCCAATTCTGACTGCGGGGTGGCGTTATCGAGGATGCGCTGCACCTCGTCGCCTGATTGGGTCAATCTGTAGTCTGCCATAATTAGTATATTTTTTAATTGTTATTATTCAACTGATTTGCAATGTCATCTGCGGCCTCACGCAGCACGTAGAGATATTCGTCGTTGCGGGTAACGAGCGGACGGTAGATGGTGTATGGTTCACCGTGGTCAGGATGCACAATGTCGGTTGTGCACAGACGCAGATACTTGGCTGCTATATCTGGCTCATCGGTAATCTCGTAATGTACATCGTGGTCGATGTCGCTGGTGGTCGGACAGCAGAATAGTTTCGGATTGGGCGTATCTACCACGAATACCACCACCTGCTCGTCCACCTCCTGTCGGCGGTTGTTTGGGTCGATGTCGGTATCGATGGCCCACCAGACAAAGCGGAACGTCACCTTGCCGATCATCTTCGTGGTGTCGAGTACCATGATATATTCGCCGTCGGTGCCGTAAAGCATTTCTGACTTCTGTACCACGACCTTGTTCTGTCGCTGTCCATAAATCTGCTCGACATAGAAGTCACATGCCTCCATGTCGAGATTCCGGTTTCTCGAAGTAATAATAAACTTCTTCTTGTCACCTCGCTGTAAAATGTTAAGTTCTGACATATTATAATACTTTTTATTTCTTACATTATCATGTCTTAGGTTTACCAAACAAAAAAGGCTCGCCGCTGCGAGCCACACTTTTGATAAACTAACTACTAAAAATTACTACTAACCTAAACAATTAATCATTATGAATAACTAAAAACCTATGTAAATATATTCGCTTGTTCAGACCACCCCTCACCCCTCCTGACTCAGGAGGGGAAGCTGCCGCGCTACTTTTTGATGAGTCCGTCGATGACCTTCCTGCGGTTCTTGCCGAAGTCTGGGAACACAAACGAGACATGCACCCAGCAGCTGCCGGTCTTGGGATTCTTTTCCCATATCAGTTGGTCAAAGGGGAGATTCTTTTTGATGTACTCAAACCACTTGCGGCCTTTCTCAATGTCGCCATCGATGCAGAGGTCTGCCGCCTGACCTTTCAAGTGCTGGGAGTTATACACACCGCCAACGGCCTTGTTGAGCTTCTGACAGCGAAAGCCGCTGCCTATCTTGATGGGTTCGTTCATGGCCACGCGCAGGGGCTCCAGAACATAGGCGCATAGATAGACGAGATTGATCATCTGCTGCACGCTGGGTTTGTTATCTATTCCGAGACGCTTTGCCGTATCTGAGGCATACATCTCTTCAATCGTGAAGTGCATAGTTACGGGGGTGTTCATATTTAATCTTCGTTATTAGGTTCTATTTCGTGTTTCGCTCCTCGCTTGCCCTTGGGTTTAACTGTTCCTTCGTCCGAGATTATCACGGGCACGCACTTGGCGCAGTCGGGAGCCAGGCCGCACATAAAAGGGCGCGATGACTCAGCGATGCGGGTGTTGCGGGCGATGTCACTCTTCATCTTCTCGCGCTCCTCAATGGTCTTCTGTTTGAAATCATAGAAATCTTTGCTCAGCCGCTCCATATCATCGCGCATCTCGACATAGCTTTTTTTGTAGTGATCACGGTCTTCACGCAGTTCTGTTATGAGCCGATGATTATCCTCGACCTCTTTGTTCTTATCTTCCAGCATCTCCTGATAGGTGTCTTGAATCTTCTGAGCCATCTCTATTTCGGCGGTTTTTGCGTCGGCCTCCTTCTGTTTGGCTTCGGCTTCTGCCTGCTTTGCTTCTGCCTTGGCCTTGGCCTTCTGCCACCGCCATGTAATAAACCAGCCCAGTCCTGAGCCACCAAAGAGCCATGCCAGACCGCTGATGATTGTCTCTAATGTAATTTCCATATTCGTGAAATTCGTTTTAATTCGTTGTCGTTTATAAATCTATTGTTCCGATAACTTGGTTTCGATAACCCGTGTCGCCTTGGTTCTTGAAGGCGATGCACTGGATGCTCACGCCGTTGTCATAGACCTCCATGATAGCACCCTGCGAGGCCCCATAGAGCGACTGCCCGGCACGATTGACTGGCTTTGAGAGTGACGGAAGGTGAATCGTCGGCGCACAATCAGCATACGAGTGGCCGACGGTGGTATAGAGACGGTAATCGTATTGTGTGCCGTTCAGCGAATTGAGGTCATCAACCAGTGGCGTGACCTCGTTGCCCGTCGGCTGTTTGACGTGGTAGGCTCGTTTTACAATATCCACCTGAGCACTCCATTCGTAGTGCGAGTGGCCACCGAAGCAAACAATGTTCAGGTTCTCACGCAGCAACTTGTCGAGGAACCAGAAGGTCATTCCCGTCGGTGTGTTCGAACCTGAGTAATATTTCTGCTGGATGGCTGCACTCGTCGGCACGGGCCATATCCGCAAGTGCGAATAGTCCTGATTTGTGTCGCCGCTCATGTTGGGCATAAAGTGGTGCATGAAGAGGAAGATGCGTTTATCTCGGTTGTGCTCCACGATGTCTTTGAGCCACGTCAGCGAATTGGGGTGATAATACTGATAGTCGAAATTCGTCTCTTTGGCGCGGTCGTAGGGAGTATCTGAGACGTAATCCGTCATCATCTGAACATACTTATTATTATAGTCCAGACGATTCATGCCACGGGCGCAGTAGTCCCACACGGCAGGGTTCGCGTGTTCGCCGTAGTCGATGGAAAGGAAGATGTAGATGTCACCGTGCAATTCCACCCAGTACGACAGTTTGCTCTTCACTGTGCGACCTTTGCCATACAGCTGCTTATCCCACTGGCCGTCGTACTCGAAGAACTGGATGTAATCGGTTTTCTGTGCGTAGCCATATTGTTTCCAATAGTCTTCGCCGGTAAAAGGAGCGATATAGTTATTCAGCTTTCCGAGGTCTTGACCCTTCGAGAACAGACGGAGATAGTCGTGATTGCCGAGTGACGTAAAGATCCGCAGTCCGGCATTCGTCGGTGCCCAAGCGTAATTGGTGTAATACTGATTGTACAGTTCCAAGTCCTTATCATTATACTGACACATGTCGCCCGCATTGCACAAGAAATCGACACCATTCTTTCGGAAATAGTTGATGGCGTTGATGAAATCCTGAGCATACTCGCTGTTGTGACTATCTTCAGCATCGAAGTGAATATCACTCACCAGCCCGACCTTATATCGCAAATTTCCTTTTGCGGCAGCTTCCCCTCCTGAGTTAGGAGGGGTTGGGGTGGTCTGAACCGCCTCATTCTCTTCACAGGTGATCTGAATCGTCTCACCTGGCTTAATATTGATTTTTCTGATTTCTGCCATAATCGTACCTTATTTACTATTCGCACGATTATGCGCTTGGGGTTTACCATTTCCGTAACCTCACGAAAATGGTCTGTGTCTTTCCGTGTTTTTCTGTGGCTAAAAAGCCCCCGAAGGAGAATGTTTCAAACCCTTCGGGGGCATACAGATGATAAAAAAAATAATATGTGCTACCCTCACGGGCCGCTCCCGCATCACTGCGGGTATATCTCAAAAGAACTTATACACTCTCCATAACTTCACGCCGTAATACCCTATCACTCCGAATATTCCGAGTAGTCCGATGTTCCCGATCCACAGCCTGAGCCGCTGCCACCAGTTAAGTTCCTTCTCCACCATCTTGATAGTCTCCACTGGGTACGGCTGTGGGATGGTGTCATGCGTCGCCACATACGTCGTGTCATGCACCTGCTTCTCCACATACTTCGTGTGCCACCGCTCGATCCTTACGGTGTCGCCCTTCTCCGTCACCATAATGCTGTCGTGCAACCACACAGAGTCCCGTTGCCACTTCGTGATGTAGGTGGTGTCGATTCGCACCTTCTCCACAGTCACATACTCCACTTGCTTGCAACTTGCCAATAGCGAAATAGCAATCAGAAATGCCAGCCAAATAATTAAAAACTTCATGACGCGCTTTAACGCCTCTTGCCTGTCAAAATCGTCGTATGCCATATTTTTATCTTTTATTTTTTAATCTTTTAATTATCCCACGTCCACAAAGTCGATGAGCAGGATGTCCTTGTCTGTGCCTTTGGCCTTGATCGCCTTATTATGCGTCATGGCGTACAACCACGGCCACCAGCCATACAGCCATTTCTTTCCCGGCACAACGCTGCCGTAGGTTTCCTCGCAAGTCGGCTCCTCGCCTTCAAACTGATAATCGAATTTCCAGTCATAGAGATTCCGTCCGCACCAGAATTGAATGTGCTTAAAACGGTCTTGCATCTGCTTACAATCATCACGGAATAACTCTACACCTAAATTGGTGTACTGCTCTTTTGTCCGTGCTTCATGAATCACGCGGACGTAACAATCGCCTTTTTCATTCAGCCAGAAAAGGTCATTGGCGACCTGAACGCAATCCATATCGTACTCTACCGGCCCATGAGCATAAACGCGCTCTAAATGTTCATACCTCATTCTCAGGTCAAAGCACCTCACGCCATATTTGAGATACTGCTCTCTGATGTCCACTCTCTGACACCTCGCCGCGAATGCAATCAATCGCATCCACCATTTCCTTGGTCGCAGATACGACCAACTGTTATGACTTCCTATTACCATAATCTATTCCTCTCCTTAAATCGTTTTCCTATCACATCATCGAACAGCATCACGCAGATAGATTCATTACAGATGTGACATATCGTAAGTTCACAGCGTTCACACTCATCGTCCTCGCTGTCATCCACCAACTCGTACACCTTGCCACCGATGATGATGGCATTCTCTATTTTCTTGCTCAATCCCATGCCTGAAAAGTCAGGTTTCACACCCACCACCGCCAGCGGGTCGTCGATAAAATGTCCGTCTTCCATAATTCTTTAATTCTTAAATTCTTGATAAAACAAAGGGAGCAACCGATGCACTCGGTTGCTCCCTTTGTTGGGTTAATGTTCTCTCGATGTCTTACGGTGTCAGCCGTTTCAGCGGTGCGAGGTCTTGCAAGCCTGTGTCAACTATATCCACCGTCATGCCGAGGGCTTCGGCTATCTGCTGGATGGTGACGTAGGCCACGCTCACCAGTTCGCCCTTCTCAATGCGCCCGATGTGCTGACGTGTCAGTCCGGCACGGTCGGCCAGCTCCTGCTGACTGATACCCTCCAACTTGCGCAGGGCAGTGATACGCTGCCCCATGCGCTGTGCTTGTTGTTCCTTTGTCATAGTTCCTTATGCTTTTAGGGGTTTGACTTATATATTCTTCACTTCCAGGTTGCAGAGAATGTCGGCTGCTTTCTCGTTGCCCTGCTCTGCCATCTCTACGAGCTTCTGGTAATGACTCTTTTTGCGACCGCCCATGATGCCAGCCATCTGGCAGATGGTAATAAAACGTGTGTGGCTGATCTCTTCGCCTTTGTAGATGTACTTTGTCATAATCTCTGTGCCCTTCCGGGTCTTGGGGTTTAATTTGTTGTTTGTTTCTTTTTCTGATGCAAAGATACGGCAATAATTTTAAATGCACAAGTATTTGTGCGTTTATTTCGAGTCAGAGCGTAACTTTTTATGTTTTTTCTTGCCTTTTCGCATAAGATAACCCCAAATTGTAAAGTAAGAGATTACAAAACAGCCACTTTTTGCATAATTACTTATTCCTTTAATGCTGACTCCCCTCATACCTCTCATACAAGTCCAACGCCATGATGATGGCTTGCACGGGGTCGATCTTGCACGAGTCGGTCTGGGCTCGCTTCACGGGGCGTTTATTCCCGCGACCGTCGATTTCCAGCACGGCATTGCCGAAGCAGAAGGGCCACAGGGGACTCGCGCTGTACGAGATGAAGGGCACGGGGGCGAACATGGCTTTGTATAGGTCATCCGTCGGCCCGTCGAACTCGCTGTTTAACTGTGAAACAACTTGTATGTACGGGTCGGGGTTCGCTACCTTCATCACACTTTGCAAGAATGCTTTGAGCGTGTTGATGGGGTCTTTCGACTTGTACTTATCATAACCCCAATACATGAATTGACAGCCCTTGCCAAACAGCTCCTCCAATCGCTTCGTGTATAGCGACGGCTCGAATATCTGCCCTGGCGAGTAATGCAGCCACCCGTCCTTCTCCCATTGCGCGTACAGCGGTTGGATGGCTGACTTTGCCGCAGTTGATTCCTTCACCCAACAATCACAATCCGCAAAAAACTCAGTGCCGCGCCCGCTGGGATGCTTGCGTGCGGCCAGATATGCCGCCGTGTGGAGGTCGTCGCCCTGGCTGAAGTCCAAGCCGGTGAAGATGACCCAACCGTCGCGGGCTGTGCATTGGTCTATCCTCATGTCGCGTTGCAAGGGGCGAATCTGTTCAGCCTTGATCCATTCCACCACGCTCGAGCCTTGCCACATATTAAAATCTTTAGTTAATACCTCCTGCTTGGTGTCCTCGGTGCCGGTGGCGGCTTCATGCAGTCGCTCGCGGTAGTAGGTGGGCTGGACGGTGGTGCCTATCGAGCGGTTCACCTTCTTGAAGAGTTCGGGGTCGTCGAGCTTCGTCAGGTCGTCGGTCAGTTCCCACTTGTCGAGCTGGAGCAGGAAGGCACACCAGTAGTCGTCGGGGGTGCGGTGGGGCTGTCCGAGGGGGTACTGCATCTCGCTCATCAGCGATGCTTCCACCTGCTCCAACTTGGTCTTGTAGGGGCCTTCCTTGATGCGTCCGGCGGTGGTGGTGTGCA